GGTCGCTATCCAAATGCGAATCCTCGAACAGCGCGATAAGACATACCGTCTATTTTATGAGCCGCATTCGACGGAATTTCTGACGCCGATATTCGATCCGCAGGCACCCGACACGCTTTTGAAAATCGTGGAGAAATACAAGGTTCGCGGCGACGTTTTACGCGCCCGAGGCTACGCTATCAGCGATCAAAACACGGCCGCCGCGTTTTGGTTCTCGCGCGAATGGAACGAACAAGGCGAAGTGTGGTTTCTGCCGTGGCTCGCCAATGACGACAAGGCCGTTGCGACAATCGACACATCGAAGGGCGTTGTTCATGGCCTCGGCTTCGTGCCTTGGGTTTGGGTGCGCAACCTGCCCGGCAAGCTAAAGCTGTTCGCGGGCGAACTTACCTATTCCGAGATTGATGGCGCTTGCACGTTTGCCGCCGCCATCGACACCATGATTGAGATTGAATATCTCCTAAGCCAGGGCGGGCGCGGCCTCAAATATACGGCCGATCCATTGCTAATCGTCAAAGAGCCCGCCGCGCCCGATAGGCAAATGGTGCGCTCGCCCAACATGGCGCTAATCACGGCGGCCGAGGGCGACGCCAAGCTTTTGGAAATCGGCGGCACGTCGTTTGCGGTTCTCGTCGATTACGTGAAAGTTTTACGTGAACTTGCGCTTGAGAGCGTTCATGGCAACCGTTCGGAGCCGTCGAAACTCGCCGCCGCGCAATCCGGCCGCGCGATGGAGCTGCTAAACCTCGCGCTGATTTGGATTGCCGATAGGCTGCGGATTTCCTACGGCGAGGGCGCGTTGCGCGAGCTTTTGCGCATGGCGCTGCTAGGCCACGCCAAGTTTCCAATCTCGGTTGAGGGCAAGCCGCTCGCCGCCGTCGCGCCGGACGCCGATATCACGCTGCATTGGCCGGCGTGGTATCACAAAACGTCGCATGATCTCCAAGAGGAGGCGACGACGGTGAAAACGCTGCGCGACGCCAAGGTGATTTCGCGCGAATCGGCCGTCAACTACATCGCGCCCTCCTATGATATCGAGGACATTTCGGCCGAACTGGCGCGCATCGAAAAGGATGCGAAAGACGATATCGCGTTGGTCGCCGATGCCGCCTCGGCGCAAGTCGTCGAGCAAGTGAGGGTCAGCGAATGAAGCGAGTCGATAAATACGAAAATGTCTCGCCTGCATTTCAAACGCAATGGCTGGCGTTCCGCAACGCGATCATAGCAGCCACAGCAGACTTGGTTGAAACGGAAATCGGCATATCTCCAGGCTACGCCTACAATCTTGTTGGGTGTCATGAAGAAGTCGAGCGCGGCATTGCGAAAGCGCGCAAGGGCGTTGATCCGGTAATAGCCATACACCAAGAGTTTATCGTGGCAGAGGGCCTGTTGCGGCATCGCCTGCACTATTGCGTAGGGAATTAAATGGCCGACGATCCAACCAGTTTAACCGTTGCGATAGCTTGCGATGAGCTGTTTACTGGCATCAAGGCGGCCGTCAAAAAGCAACCGAATTCCGAGGAAGAACAAGCCGTCATTCTCGCGGTCGTTGAACTCGCCCGCGTCGGCTTTCTGGCGTTGCTCTCCATCGCGCAAAGCCTCGAAAGCCTCGCGCTCGACTCTGCGCGAAAAGCCGACGACTGAAAAACCCCTTTCGGCCCCGCCTCGGGCGACCCCGACGCGAGATGCCGGCCCGCCGCCGATGCGGCCTAACCCAAGGCAGATGCCCGATGAATTTACGTGAACGCCTGCTCGGCGCTGTTGCCCTCTATGGTTTGCGCTCGCCCGAAGGCGATCCGAGCCCGCCGCCCGTCCCGAACGTTCCTCCGGTTCCGCCCGCGCAGCGCGACCCCGACCGGCATCCGACCGGCTATTCGCCCGAGTACGTCAAGGATTTGCGCGAAGAAACGAAGGGCTGGCGCTTGAAGGCGACAGAACAAGAGCAAGCGCGTAAAGCCGCAGAGACGGCCGCAGAGGCGGCAACCAAAGCGGCAGACGAAAAGATCAAGGCGATACAGGAAGCCGCCGCCAGCGAGCGCGAGACGCAGCGCAAGGCGGCCGACGAACGTATTCTCCGCGCCGAATTGAAAGCGGCGGCGATCAAGGCGGGCATGATCGACCTCGACGGCTTGAAACTGGCCGACATGAGCAAAGTCAAGCTCGGCGAAAACGGCGAAGTCGAAGGCGCGGACGCGCTCATGACCGCGCTGAAAGAGGCCAAGCCCTATCTATTCGCCGCCGTGCGCTCTGGCACGTCGGACCCCGCCAAACCGCCGCCGCGCGATCCGGCCGAACCGAAGAAGGCCAAGGATATGACGCCGGCCGAACGCGAGGCTTTCCTGAGAGAAAACCGCAAGAAGTACGGCGGCTAACCAATCAACTCTAACCGGCGCAGGGCGCCAACGCGGCCGGCCGATGCTGGCCGCGACCAAACCCCGAGCCCGATGGCGAGCGGTGGAAAGCCCCCTCAATCATCAGGACTCCAATCATGCCTATCTCAAATTTCCCGGCCGCGTTGCAGCCGATCATTCAGCAGGGATTCCTCGAACAGACATTTCAGGAGTTCCTGCAATCGGCGCTCGGCTATCGCATGGCCGCCAAGCGCGAGAACTTCAAAACCAATATCGGCGAAACGCTCACCAAAACGCGCCCCGGCCTCAAGGCGCCGACGATCACGCCGCTCGGCGCGAGCGGCAACACCAACTTCGACAACGGCTTGACGCCCAACACGTTCACGGTCGAACAATTCAAGCTAACGCTCAACCAATATGGCGACACTATCGACCTCAACACCGTCACGAACCGCGTTGGCATCGTCGAACAATTCCTGCAAAATGCGCGAGTCAACGCCATCCAGGCCGGACAGTCGCTCGACCGCTTGGCGCGCAATAAGCTCTTTGCGGCCTACCTCGGCGGACAGACCCGCGTTCGCGTTACGCTAGGCGCGCCGGCAACGACGGTTTCTGTTGACGATATCACGGGCTTTGAAAATGCGCTCGTCAACGGCATTCCTGGCCCCGTTTCGTCAACCAACACGCTCGCCATCACCCTTGGCGCGAATGTCTATACGCTTATCGGCGCGGCGTCCGACGCCTCCAATGTCTCGACGATTGCCGCGCCCTTCGGTTGGGCGCTGCCGACGCAGCCGGTGTCGAACGCGGCCCCAGGCCGCTCGGGCGTCTTGACGTTTTCGAGCAACGTCAGCGTCGCGGACGGCACTATCGGCAATGCCGTAAGTTCGGCCAATGGCGCGGTTGTGCTGCGGCCAAACGCGCGCGCGACGAGCATCAACCTCGTCGCGGGCGACCTCTTTACCATGTCGGCGACTCTCGACGCCGTCTCCTATCTGCGCCGCAACGCGGTCCCGGCGATCAATGGTTACTACAATTGCCATCTCGATCCGGTATCGGCGCGCCAGTTGTTCGCCGATCCGGATTTCAAGCAACTATTCCAAGGCCAAGCGGCGAGCCAAGAATATCGCATGGGAAAGGTGATTGAACTCCTCGACGTGCGGTTTGTGCCGACGACGGAAGCGCCGGTTCAGCCTCATCCGACCTATCCCAGCCTCAATATCCGTCGCCCTATCGTCGTCGGCGAGGGCGCGTTGCTGGAAGGCGACTTCGACGGCATTGGCGCAGCGGACACCGGGGATAGCGACGCCCAGGTCGATATTGTTGACGGCGTTGTGCAAGTCACGCGCGAGCCGATGGACAGGTTACGCCAGATTATCGCGCAGTCTTGGTACTGGATTGGGGACTTTTGCGCCCCAACGGACCAGACATTGAACGCAAGTATAGTACCTACAGCATCGGCGTCATATAACAAACGCGCCTGCGTTATTGAACATATAGGCTAGATGCGCGGCTATATACATAGCTTTTGGATAACTCAGGGAATCACTTACTATGGACGCTTCCTATATCAACGGCCTCGTTGCGCTAGCGGGCGGCGGGCAAACCAACGCGACGCTGCTAACGAGAACTTTCAACCGCATCACGACGGTTGTCACAGCCGGCGACAGTTGCCAGCTTCCGGCCGCCTCGCCGGGGCTTACCATCTCAGCTTACAATGCAACCGCGAACAGCGCGAACCTGTTTCCTGGCCTTGGCGACGCGATCAACTCGCTCGGCGCGAATGCGGCGCTAGCGCTTCCGGCCAACAAAGGCGTGCAGTTGACGTGCATGGCGTCCGGCTTTTGGAACTCGATTCTGTCCGCTTGAGTGACGGTTCGCTCTAACCAATAGGAACGATCCGCATGGACGTGACCCCCGTCACCGCGCAAGAAATCCTGCGCAATCTCCAAATAACCGGGCTGTTTTACGAAAGCGCCGCCGACAACATAACGGCGTTCGCGGGCGGCGGACAAGCCGGCGCAACCATGATAACAACCGAGGTCGCGCGCATTACGACCGTCGCGACGGCCGGCGATAGCGTCGCGCTGCCGAATGCAATCGCCGGCCTAACACTCTCGTTGACGAACCACGGCGCGAAGCCGATGCAAGTCTACGGTCAAGCCGGCGATGTTATCAACGACATTGCGAGCGCCAGCGGCGTATCGCAAATGATTGGCTCGGAAGTCATCTATTTTTGTCCAACCAACGGCAAATGGTACGCGAACGGTTTGGGTACGGGCTACAGCGGTTCGTTCGAGACGCAAAGCCCCGCTGACGGGTTGGTAGCTCATGCAGGCGGCGGACAAGACTCGGCGCTGCTTATCACAACCATGATTAGCCGGTTTACGGTCGTCGCGTCGGTTGGCGATAGCGCCATTCTGCCAACTGGCGTCGCCGGCATGACCCTCACGATTATCAACGCCAGCGCCAACAGCATGAACATATTCCCCGACTTAGGGAGCACGATCAACGCCGGCAGCGCCAACGCCGCCTATGCGCTTGCCGCCGGAAAAACTTGTCAGTTTGTCACGACGCTGGCCGGCGCGTGGCACGCCATGCTTTCGGCTTAAAAAAGAGAAAAGCCAATGTCAGATGCAAGTTCCAAAGCCGCCGCCCGTCGCGCGACGGCCGATCCCGTCGAGCCGGCAACGCCAGCGCCAGCGCCAGCGCCCGAGCCGGCAACGCCCGCCCCGCGAACCGTCAAGAGCGTGCGGCTCGCCGCCGCTTACGGCTATATCAACGACGACGGCTATCAACGCGGCTGGCCGGAGGATTACACCGTCACGGACGCTGGCGAGATCGCCGAGCTTATGGCGCGCGGCGCGCCGCTGAAAGAGTTCGTTTATGTCGATTGAGGCCGCGTTCTTCCCGCAAGCGACCGTCAATATCGCGGCGACGACGATAAGCCAAAATGTCGCGCTGCCGGCGACGACGCTTGGCCCCTATCAGACGGCGGACGGCGATAGCGTGCTGATTTACAATTCCGGCGCAACCATCGCCTTCGTCGAGTTTGGCGGAAACAACAGCGTCGTGGCCTCGCCCCTGTTGAGTATGCCGATTCCACCCGGCATGTCGCGTCTCATAGGTTGCGGCCAATATGTGTCGTTCGTCGCGGCCATTATGCTGACGGGAACAGGGACGATCTATTTCAGCCGGGGCAAGGGTCACAACTACTAGGGGCTGGCATGGCTTTCACCGACGCGCAGTTGACGGACATACGACGATTCTGTGGTTATCCGGCATTTGGCGTCGGCGCGTCCGGCTTTAGTTCCTGGCGATTTTTTGAGACTTACGGGCTGCTTGAATACCGCATGGCGAACTTGTCGGCCGCTGAAACCGCAGTCGTAACAACCACCTATCTTGCAAACTTGTACACGTTGGAAAGCGCCATTCCGGGCGCGTCGGCAAACCTCGACACAGAGAGCGCGGCGGTCTGGAAGCACAATCCAAAGGAAGTGGCTGACCGCGCGAATTTATTCTCGTACTGGCGACGCGAACTCTGTTCGTTTCTCGGCGTTCCGACCGGCCCCGGCCTTGGCGGCGGCAATACAATTCGCATGGTGGTGTGAACTTCCCGAGGAGGAGCCATTGCACAACGTCGTCACGCTTCCCGGCATTGAAACGATATCTGACGAGCCAAGCGATATCGTGGTTGAGCGGCTTGAGAGCTTGCTTGCCGACGCTAAGGCGGGCCTCATTCGCGGCTTGTTCTACGTCGCCTATAGCGGCAACCAAAACGATACGTTCAGGGACGGCCGCGTAACCGACGACATTTCGCGAGATATCTTGCTCTACGGCGTAACGATGGCCGCCGAGCGGTTGAAACGCGATTGCTTTAACTACTATATTGGACAGGATTAAGCGCGATGGACGCCGCCGTCATTCAGTCCAAAATCTATACGGGATTCGCGAAAGCGGCCTCTTATGTAGGAAGTTCTTTCTCGCAATACCGCCCCGTCGCCGGTCAACCGCCTATCGGCCCGGCGACGCTGGTGGGTTCCATCAACGCGGCGTTCACGGTCGCAACCGGCGACACGTTCACGTTCGGGCGGCCGGGGCTCAAGGCGAATTTCTTCTACTATTGCCTCGCGGATGGCGCGCAAATTCAGGTTGGCGATATTCTAACCTCGCTGGCCGGAACGTACTACATCGCGTCGATGCAGCCGCTTGAAATGCCGGTTGCGGTGCTCTGCAACGCGCTGATTTCGTTCAACCGGCCGGCGTCCGCGCCGTCAACCGGGCTTGTCGCATATCAGGGCGTATCCGAGACAACCGAAACGCAACTGGCGGCGGGCGTGGCCTTCCCCGCGTCGGTCCAGCTTGCCGCCTCGGGACGCAGCACAAAAAGCGACGCGCTGGCGGGCGATAGCGCCGGCCCGCTCAAATATACGGTATTTTTCCCGAGCGGATCGTTGGTCGCGCCGGCTTGGCCGATCCGCGAGCGCGATGTGGTTTACGACAATATCGCGCGAAGGTTTCAAGTCGCCGGCTATGAGGCGACGCCGATAGGGGCGCGGCTCGACACAACGAGGTTGATGGTTTGATAATGCCCGACGCGAAAGGATGGAAGCCCCGGCTTGCGTTGTCGGACGCCCTCAAGGCTGTGCTGCAAGCGATTGCGGCGCGAGAAATGGGCCGACAGGATCAACGACAAGCCTATCGGGACGCGCGAAGCAAAATCGAAACCGCGCTGGCGCAGGCGTTTCCCGACCATCGGCTTGAGGTTCGCCCGGCCGATAAGATCAAGCGCGCGATTCACGGCGATATGAGCTTTGTGGTTTTCGTCGATGGCCTGCCGGACCAAGGGCTTATCTTTGGCGTCGCCAAGGAAGACGGCACGTTTTACGGCGCGCCCGCCAATAGGAACAACGCGCAACGTGGCTGACGTTAGCGAGGTTACAAGCGCCATTGCGGCGCTCGCCGCCAGCGCGATCTATCCGCTCGGCAACGGATCGCAATCCGCCAGCGGCTACACAACGACGATTGCGCCCGGTTGGCCGGTTCCGGCCGATCTCGACGCGATTCTTGGCGCCGGCGCGGTCTACGTCTCGGTTTATCCCGAGGCGACGTTCAAAGACACCACCAGGTTCGGGCGACTCTGGACGTCGAGCGTCGTGGTGACGCCAACGGTTACGATCACGCCGGCCAAGCAATTGCTCACGATTGGCGGCGCTGTGACCATCGGACACTACGTCTCGGCCGTCGTTCTCAACGTCGCCGCGTCCTACGCCGCGCAACTAGGCGACACGCTCGCCACCGTAGCCACGGCTATCGCGGCGCAGCTAACGGCCGGCGGCGTCTCAGCGAGCGCCGTAGGCCCGGCAATCAGCGTTCTCCGCGCCGACGTCCCCGACATGGCCGTAGCCTCCGGCGCGCCCGGAACCGCGATCATGGAAGTCGCCCGCCAACAACAGGCGTTCCTGACGACGATCTGGGCGCCAAGCCATGCGGCGCGCGTCGCGGCGGCGCTTTTGCTGACGCCGTTATTTTCGTCAACCGATTGGCTCGGGCCGTTCGCCGATACGACGCAGGGCAAACTAACGCAGCGTCAAATCCGGCTCGACGACAGCGGCGCGGCGCGCAACGAGTACCGGCTCGATCTGAGTTTCTGGGTCGAATACGCAACGACCGTCTCTGAGGTCGCCTACCCGATTACGATTTTCGCCGGCCAAACCAGCGTCGCAGACGGCACGGCCCAAGGCGCGACCTACACGCAAAACGCAGGGTGAAAACATGGCGGATTATACGGTTTTAGTCGTTCGCGAGGTCTGGCATCACAAAGACCTCGGCCGGCATATCGAGCGCGGCGAGGTCATAACCAACCAAGCCGAGGTCAAGCAAATCCTCGCCGAGCGCCCGCATCACGTCATTGCCCGCATGGCGACGCAGGACGAGGCCGACGAGATCGAAGCCGCTGCCGCCGCGCACGCGACGGACGAACCGACCACGCAAGCCCCCGCCGCTCTCGGAGCGCCAACGCCAGCCGCGCCAACGGCCGCCGTAAACCCGGCCGCGTCTTCCGCATCAACGTCGGCCGCGCCGAAGCCATGACGGAGCCGGACGATCTCTTTCCGCGTCCCTATGTCGAGGAGCTTCGGAAAAGATCGGACGGCTACCGCAGGCGCGCAAAAACTATCGCCGACGCCGCGATTCAATTCGCTATCGCCGCCGAATTGACAGCGCGCGGCGCGAGCCCGTCGCGCACGGCCGAGGTCAGCACAGCGCGAATCTCGATTGACGCCAACGGCCTCGTCGTCGGCGTCGA